AACTGCTGAAGCATTTATCTTAGCAGCTTCTACTGCATTAGTTGCTAGTTTAGCAGCAGTAATATTTGCGTCTGTAATTTTTACTGTTGTAACTGAATTAGTTTTTAAATGAGTTGTATCAATAACATCTGTTGGAATTGAGTTATTAGATTTAGCTAAAATTGCTAAATGAATAACTAATGTTTCACTAGATAAAGAACCTGAATCCCAAGTTACATTAACTGTTGTGTTTGATGAAAATGATGAACTTGTTATTGTACCTACAATAGTACCAGTAGAACTTCCTACTGCTTTTACTCTTCTACCAGCATGATAAAGAGAAGTTACATTTGCTCCTGCTACTGTAAATGATGTAGCACTTGCATATGCAAAAGTATGAGATCCATCACCATCTCCATAAATTACCCATTCTGCATCATTATACCATTCTCTTACATCTGCAAGGATTGCTCTCATTGCATTGTTAATGTTAGAAGGTAACATACCTTCTGCAATACTAATACCTCCTACTGAAGTATTATTACTTGCTGTACTGCTATAATCTTTTATACCTGCCATTTAGTCTCCCATGAACCAAGAAAACGCTTTATTGCTTTCTGTATTTTTTTCGTTAATTAATGTGTTTAATGCTTCTTCAATTTGTCTTTGAAAAAATTCTTGAGTTTCAAAACTATATCTTACGTTATCTATATCTGTTTGATCTGTCATCTGACTCCTGCTCTACTTGCAACAATATCAACACCTTGTGCGTGATTAAATGTAGTACCACTTGGTACTTTAACATTTGCTCTTATATATCTGCCTGATTTTCTAACTGGATTTATTCCAGAAGTAACCATAGAAGATGAAGTAGATTCTGTTTCACTATCAGCTAATCTTTCTCTTGATTTTAAAGTTACTGTAGCTGCTGCATCTACAATAGGTCTTATTCCTGTAATATTAGTTCTTAATCCAGGGAATGGTTCTATTTCAGAAGTTTCTACTTCACATTCATTATTGTTACCTGAAAAAATTGCTGCTTTATAATCTGAGTCAATTGCTCCTAAAAGCATTTGACCACCAGACCAAAAATCTGTATCGAGTGCTGCGTTAATATTCTCTAAACTTTGAGATATAATATCCATTAATTCAACTGTATAAGCACCTACAAATTGTGAAAAAATTGTACTGGCATTAGCTGTTGCTAAAGACCATTTTTTTGTAGCGTAATTATATATAATGATTTTATCACAAATCCCTGTAGTATTGGAAGTGTTGTCAACACTAGGGTACAACCACATTGCTAATTGGTTAAAAGGATCTACAGCTGCACATATTCTATCAGCAAAAGCTTTGTTTAAATTAAGATCAAAAAATCTATTAACTTTTTCTACTCCTATTGGTAGAACAGAATCACCATTAATTTGGTAGAATCCATCATCTGCATAGAAAAATACTTGCCTATTATCTTGGCAAACTGTTCTTCCATACATAGATCCTCTATTAGGAGATATAACAGATAATCTAAATACTGTATTACCACCAACATAATCCATACGAATTATTTGGTTTTGTCTAAATACATATCCTATTTCACCAGATGTAATGTGTACAACTTGTCCACCAGATCCTGGAAGATCTTGAGAATCAGATTGTTTTCCTGACCAAGTTCCTAAATCATTAATACCTGACCATTGGATTCTATTTGTATTATTTGTAATATTTCCTGTTACAAAAAAATCTCTAACTACTCCTGATACTCTAAACACAGGTAATGTACCTGCAGTAACTATTGTACTAAGATTTGCAAAGTTAGTAGATGTACCCATTAAATAATATTGAGGTGCATCAACTCCATTACTTGCAACAACATATTCACCAAATTGTGTAAATGTTGTAAAGTCATCATTATTAGCAGTTAAACTAGATTTTCTAGAAGTAAAAGCTCCTGATGCTAATTGATATATATCTGTTTTAGTTGCAACAAAATTAAATACTGCATTAGAGTTATCTCTAAAAGATCCTGCTCCTGTAGAATTTTTACCTATATTGTTTGAACTATAAGCAACTAAAGATGGAAATCTTTTATAACTCTTTTGAGCATGATAAACATTATTTGCTACATTAGCTCCTGGGTTCAAGTGTTCAGGTTGATCAGGTAGCCATTCTCCAAAAGGTATCTGCATTATCTGTTCCTATAAAATGATAGATCTGTTTGAACATCTGTTCTTTGTGTAACAGGTGCTCCACCATATGAATCTTGTTTATCGTTATTCTCACATCTTTCCATAGATGCAATATACATTTGTAACCAATTTTGTTTTTGATCTGGATCTATACCACCTAAAAAATTAGCAGCATGATATAAACTTCCATACAAATAAATATTTGGATGTGAGTTTAAGATATAGTTACTTGTGTTAGAATCACTAAGAGCGTTAAAAGCTTTATAGTAAGATAAATAGCCAGTATAGCTAGTATCAGGGCTTGGCCCAAACCTAAATTGTTCCGTTTCATTGTCTGCCTCAATTGTGTAAGATCTAGGTCTGCCAGTTCTAGAACCACCTTTTGTTTCAAATAAATTACTTGGAGTTAAATATTCTAATGGATATTTGTTTCCTGATAATATGTAAAATGATCTAACAGATATAAATCCCGTAGGGACAGTTACAGTTTCAGCATTAATAGTAACAGTATCTATTTGTTCCATTTGTCTTATTCTTAACTTAGCATTAAAATCTGCTTCAGTTAATTTTATAAAATCGTCTGCAATTTCTGTTGTAAGATCAGCTCTATTAAGCCAATTTGCTATTGATGTTTTTAATTCTGTGTATGTTGATAATGCCATTTAACAAGCCCACTTTCTTAATGCTTTATTGATTCTACTATTAGGATCTCTAGCTGTTTTAGCTGAAGTTAATTTTCTTTTCATGCCTTTCATTCTTGCACAGAATGATTTTCTTCTAGCACTCGTTTTAGATTTTGTAGGAGCTTTTAAAGTACCACCTTTATAACTGGCTCTACCTTTAGCGTTTAATCCACCTGATGGTGATTTACCTGCTTTACGTTGCCATGCTGGTGATTTAGCCATTACTTAAATCCTTTTTTCATTTTTTTATAATTCTTTTTAGAAATAGTACTGTTCTTTTTAGATCTACTAATTCCTTTTTTTTTACGTTTATTAATATTATAGTATAAACCTTTTTTAGCCATTATAAATTTCCTTCAGATGTTTTAAAATATCTAAACTCATTGCTGTTAAGTTTTTGTTTTAATATTGTTTGTTGAGTGTCTTTAGGTAAAGCCCACCAATTACGAGTGCCATTAAATTCTTTGCACCAAATTTGTAACATAATTGGAGGTATACTTGCTACTCTCTTCATCTCTCTAGATGGAGTGTATCCATCATTAAGAGTTTGTAACTTCTTATTTCTTTCTAATAATTTGTTAAAGTCTTGTTGTTGATTAATTGTAAGTTTACCATCAGACTCTTGTATATACTTAGTCTTAACTCCTTCGTACCAATCTACTCCTCTAACTTTAGTCATGATTATTCAGATAGTTCAGTTACATATAAGTCTACAGATCCTATAACTGCAACCTTTTCACCTTCTGATACTTTAAAGCATTCAGATGATTTAGCTTCTAAGAATATCTTAGAAGTTGTTGCTGTAGGATTAACACCAAATTCAATATGACAATCAGCACTTGGAATAACTCTAATATATTCTATGTTAGATCCGAATGCAGATGATTGAGCTGAAGAACCTGATGATGTAACTTTTTGTGTTGTTACTGGTCTCATTGCGTAATTACTCCCGTACATTGTTTGTTCCCTTTATGTTTAGGTAATGTTCCCAGAACGTTCCAGGAACATTTACCGATTTAATTATCTTCTTATAACGAATGTTACTACTAATTTTTTAGCACCAGTAGATCCACCATCAGTAAGAACTTCAATAGTGTCACCTTCTGAAACTTCATTAGCTGCAGTTGGTTCAGATGAATCAACATCTCCAGCAGCTGATCCTGAATGTGCTACTGTTATTGCTCCACCTGTAATAGCAGTTCCACCTAATTCAAAAGATATTGCTGCATTTCCACCAGAAATAGCACCTTGAAGTGCTGTCATAATTTTAATTATTTTGCCTCCATCAGGTACTGCAACAAATGTTGATGATGCTGTACTAATGTCTGCGATTGTTGTTGTTATAAAATAGTCGTTTAATGTTCTCATTTTGTTTCCTCATTGTTCCGTTTTTAACCCCTCTCAAAACTTCAATGTTAATTAGGATGCAAGGGGACTAGATATTGAGGTTAGTCCCCTACGCATTTATATTGATTACGATGTAGTCAAGTCAGCTACTAAGCCACTTGCTGCTTCGTTTCTAGATTCAAGAGTAGCTTCTACTAAAAGCTGTCTTTTCTCTGTGTCGCCAGTCTTTGCCAATTCATGCATACTGAAATCTCTTAGGAATGCGATTCCAAAGAAATTCATGTCTAGTACATAAGCATCTCTATCTCTAGAGAATCTATTAGGTACTACTTGCAATTGACCAAAGTCAGAAGCGTAAACGTCTACAGAAGTGTATAATGTAGCATCTGCACCTGCATCAAATCTAGTACTATTACCAGTAAATCCTGATAATTTTTGCTTGTTGAAAGGCCCTACCATAACTATTTGAGGGTCTCCACCAGCATTCCATACTGATTTAATTACAGACTTTAATTGAGCTTCAGTGAATACTCTCTGAGTTCCATCTGTTCTAGCAGTGTTACCTGCACCACCTGATGCTGGAGAACCTGCTGCTGACATAACGTCATTAGATGCTATCCAAGATCCTAGTGATCCAAATTTCCTTGCAGTTGAAGCATTACCTGCTACTTCTGCTTGGTTGCCAGTTAAAGTTGCTTCCATATCTCTCTTAAGCTCTTTTGCAGCTTTAGCGATTTGGTAAGCTAGTTCAGAAGCTCTTCCAGCTTTGTCTACTGCCTCTTGAGTACCAGATATTGTAATAACTTTGTCCATAATTTGACAAGAGTTAGATAATCTAGTAGTCGCTGACATAGAGTCTGCTGTTGCTTCGTCACCTTCGATAACAGCGTTTGAAGTTGAAGCTGCTGCCAAACTGTCAGTTTGCCATTCATGTAAAACTGCAGTTGCTTTTGTTTTTGCAGCTGAGCTTAGGAATGGAGTGTCAGTAGGCGAGATGCTATAAATAACATCTGACAGGTCTTCTCTTTCACCAACGCTATCATATGTGTCGAATGTATTGCTTGGTTGTGCCATTGTTTGTTACCTTTTGGTTTGAGATTTAAGATTAATCATTTCAAGTATAGCTGACTGAGCATCTTTTATATGTCCAGTTTTGCTTAACTTGTTGATTTTGTTTTTTATAACTTCTCGTCCCGAACCTAGATTTGATTTAGCCACTCCTGATTTAATAACCTTTGGTGCATTAGCTACTTTTTTTTGAACAATAGGTTTTTTATCTTTAACAGATTTATATCCCATTGCATCTTTAATCACCATTAAAAAACGATGATCAGCTAAATTACCAATTTCTGGATCAGTAAAACCATAAGATCTTAAAGAAGATCTCATATCTGTTCTAAACTGATCAGCTTTATTGGGGTCACTATACTCAGGTATCTTGGCTGCTGCTAGTTGTCTTTGTGTATCAAGGTATTCATTATACTGTTTAGTATAAGCATCTTTAGCTTTGGATTTCATGTCGTCAATCTGCCTTGTTTGTTGTCTTAACTGGTAATCCAGTCTAGCTGCAGAAGTTGGATCTTCTTCCCAAAGTTTTTGTAGATCTTTGCTACCTTGCTGTTGTCTGATAAAGCCATCAGCAGTTGATATCAAATCATTTAGTTCACCTAAACGAGTGTCATAATTGTGACGAAGACTGTCCTTTTGAGTTTCAAGATCTTTTTTCTCAAGACTTAAAGAATGAGTCTTTTGTCTATAATCCGAGTCTCTAGAATAACCTGCTTTAAGTTCATCGAGGCTAACCTCTATCTCTTGACCTTGTACTTTTAATCGGTGGAGATTGGGTTCCTCTAATTCCGTTTGCGTTTCTTCTTTGATCTCAGTATTTTCAGATGCTTCTTCTTTTGGAGTTTCACCAGACGATGATTGACTCTCTGTTGAAGGTTCCTCTTTTTTTACTTCTTCTTGAGGTTGCTCTGATGGTTCTGCTTTTGTTTCAGGTTCTGATTGTCCTTCTTTAGGATTCAGTAGTCCTGAAATTTTCTCAGCAGCACCTTGTACATTAGTACTATCTGCCATAACGCTCCTTTCATTGATTGGTTGGCGTATATAAGGCTCCTAAAAGGTTAGCCTTGTTTTTGAAGTAGCTCCAAATCTTTTGAAGCTAATTTTCCACTTTCCATGATAGTTTGTAAATGACCTCTAATTTTGTCTAGCATATTATATGCCATCCATAGAGATTTACGTTTATCATCGTCAGCAAAATTTGTATTAAAAATTTCTTGCTTATATGTTTCTAGTAGATCCTCAAACGCCTGTTTTAACAGGGGATCGTCTAGGAGTTGGGCTGCTCGTTTGCCCTCTCTGATTTGCTTGTCCATTTTGTTTATCATTAAAGAATTGTTGTTGTCCTTTTACTATCTCTTTCATCAAATTACCAGATGATTTAAGATCTTCTTGTTCTAACATACTTCTTCGTTTTAATTCAAGCTCATCTATTTTAGAACCATATTGTAATTCTAGTTCTTTAATCTTTAATTCAAAGTCTAATAAGCTTTGTCTCATTAAAGATTCTATACGTTTAGTCTCAGTTTCAGCTTTAAGCTGTGCTCTTTGATTTTCACCTTGTACTTGAGCTAATGTTACTTTCTCAAATTCCGTTGGTGGTTTAGGAGGCAATTGAGGCATTTGAGCTGCACCGACATCTGGATCCATAAAGTATGGTTCTACTCCATTTAGTCCTGCATTCTCAATTAATTTCTTTAAGGTATTATATACGTTTCTTAAATTAACCATTGGGCCATAAACATTCTGTTGTAAGTTTATAGCTTCCATTTGTTTTTGTAATATTGAATGTAATAAAATTAATTGTTGTTCTTTTGATCCTGTACCTAATCCTACAGTTACAGAAACATTAACTCTATCTTTCCATTCGTAAGGTCTCATAGGTATATACTTACCTCTGATTCTTACAATCTTTTCTTTATTTTGGTATTTGCAAACTAATTCAAATATTTTTAAAGCTAGATCCTTCACACCTGTTTCAGCAAAGATCCTGGCAATTAACTCCATTCTCATTTGTGATTGTGTCAGAATTTGGTTTTGTCCAGTTGCTGTTTTATTTAAAGTATTAGCATCTAGCCCCTGGGATTGTTTTGTAACCCCTGTTCTAGTTTCTTTAACAGAATCTAGATAAGCTAACATTCCACTAGCTTGTTCCGTAATAGGTTGTGCCTGAATAGGCATCATAACATTTTGAGGTGGTTGTTTAGTTCTTACAATCCCTCCTGGACGATTTGTTAAAAGATCATCCATAGCTACTTGTCCATCTTGGACAGCTATTCTGTTATTATTAGTTAGATACATATTATCTAACATTTGTCTCATAACAGTAGATTTAATTAATTGTATATCTTCTACTAATTCTGCAATAGATCTTCCATGAAATCTATGAGGCATAATAACTGGTGTCATAGATATAAATGGAATTGTATCTACTTCTATTAAATCTAAAATCTTACCAGTTCCTGAACCTGCAGATGTAATCTTTAATAATTCTGCTTTACCATCTCCATTAGCATCCATCTTAATATAAGATTCATAAACTAATATATCATTGGTACTTTTGTCTCCATCATTTTCTCCATGAGAAAAATCTACATCTTGATGTCTAACAAATTTGTCTTCAGTAAAAAAATCAGGATCGCCAGTTGGTAATCCTTCTACTATATCTCTATCAAAACCCATCTCTACTAACTCAGATCTTGTTTTATTTGTTCTATGACAAACAAAGTTAGCTGAATCTATAGACTTACATCTTCTTTCAATTAAAAATTCTTCAGGTGGTACAGGTTCAATTCTAACCTGACCATATAATTTTGTTCTATGAATAACAACGTCATGTAAAAGAACTTTATCTACTTCTTTACCACGATCATCTGTAATAGGTTCTTCGTACTCAGTATGATTTGAAACTTTAACTTGAGCATCTGAAACTAAATCATTAAACTCATCATCAGTTAATCTTGTATATTCTTCTCTTTCAGTCTTAGCTGAATCATCCCAGTAAATTTTTAATATTCCATTCTTTTGAATTAATGCATCTTTAAAAGCAGAATATAAAGCTAAGAAGCCATCATTATCTTTATAAAAAACATAATTTAAATAGTCAGAACATTGACGAGCCATTTCATCATCTTCTGGCCCAGATCCTTCGCATTGAAATACATTATCTCCAGCAGTAAATATTCTCATTAACGATGGCATCAAACTTTCTACTGTGTCTAAAACATCATTAGAAACTACTTGAGAACGACCTTCTTGTTCATTCCCTAACGATTGACCAAGATAATAAGCTAGAGATTTCTTTCTTCTAGAAACTAATTCTCCACCTATAAATCCTGATGCGTTATGTATTTCTCTTCCTAATATTGATAAAATTTCTTTTTCTGTTTTCTTCATACTATATATCTTGTATCTATTTTAATTGGTCTTTCCCATTCTGTTGTATCAATTGGTTCTGCAACACATCCATATCTAAAAGCGTCAGCTGCGTGTGAACACCAATCGTGTAAAGGTTTATTTTTAAACACTTGGTTTTTATCATCCCATTGTTTTCGATATTGTCTTAATGCATCTAATCCTGTTTTGCATTTTTCTCTATCGAAATAACAAAATGGTAAATAATTTCTTACAGTTTCTATTCCGTGATCTACTTCTAATTTAGGTGCAACCTCAAAGTCAATACCTAAATCTCTTGCTACTTCTAATCTAGATTTACCTGTTCCTAATTCTCTAGCCATAATATCGTGTGGAGCTATATGATTAGAATAAGCATATCCTTTTTCTTCAAGTTTATCAGCATAATGTGCTAATGATTCACCTGAAGTTTCGTAGTAATCAATAAGGTGTATTTCCTGCCCTACTCGTTGTGCAAACCAAATTGCAGTTGAGTCTCCTATACCTAAGTCCCACCACGTTTCTACACCTACATTGGAATCTAAAGGCACGTCTCCGATTCTTTTTTGACTATCGGCTTTCGTTATTAATCTTCCGTAATAACTGCCTGAGACTGCTGCAGTAAAAGAGCATTCAAATTCTTGCTCATACTGTTCTTCAGTCATTATGGCACGTGCCTGTTCCAGCTCTTCATCTGGAATTACTTTAGTATCTGAGGCTCTATACATCTTGCCCATCCAGTCTTTATGACCACGTTGAGCAAAGTCATAGACTTCCCAGAACTGATTATGTCCCATGGGTGTACCAATAAACATAACCCATCCTAATTTGTCTGATACAGCAGGTCTTACGATCTCTGTCCAAACTCTTGGAGACATAATTGCATATTCATCCATTACAACTCCATCAAATCCCATTCCACGAATTGAGTCTGGATTATCTGCACCAAATATTTGAATACGGCTTCCGTTAAATAAATCTATTCTTAATTCTGTTTCGTTTCTACTACCACCAAAGTACATTAATGGTTTTGTATAAAACTTTAAATACTCCCAGGCAATTGATTTACCTTGTCTATAAGTAGGAGCTATAAAAGCTAACAACGCTCTTGGTTTAGCAGCTGCTGTTTTAATTAATTCGTTTATTGATAATACTGATTTTCCGAATCGTCTATGACAAACCAGTACATTAAATCTTTTTTTATTGTTGTGTACTTCTAATTGATATTCTCTTGGTCTATATGGAATCTCAATCTTTTTTATTTTCTTGGTCTTTTTGCCACTCGACTTTGATTTCAATTGGTTCATCTGATCCTATTTTTGAAGTTGTAGAAGCTAACCTAGGGTGAACAAATGGTGCTGCCTTTTCAGCTGCATACATTTTTCGCTCAGGCGAACTCATAGGATTGTTTAACACAGCTAACATATAATCTAAAGGGCTATGTTGGTACTTTACTGACATTTCATCCATAGTTTTCCATTTAGGTTTAGTGCTTTTAGAACCTAATGGTCTACCTGAACCTTCTCTTTTACCACCATGATTTGGATTTGAGTCTGACATTAAATTAACTTTCTTCCTTTTTTATCAAATTGTCTTACTGGAGAAAAACTATATTTTCTACTATACTTTTTACCTAAATATTTAGCTCCTTGGTAAGCTGCTCCTAGTGCTAAACCTGTACCAGGGAATCTAAGTGCTAATTTAATTGGTTTCATAGCTAATTTACCAGCACTTTTAAATAAACCTACTGTTGGAGCACCATATCTACCATAATTTCTAGCTATTTTTTTAGCTCCTCTTTGTGAAGCTACTTTAGTTTTATCAAAACCTTGTTTAGCTTTCTTTTTAAATTTGTCTTTCCAATTTCCGTTTACGTTTGTAGCCATATTCCTCCCTTTGGTTAGTATCTAACCTTTTTTCCTTTTTTCTTAGCTGCTTTTTTCGCTGCAGCTTTTCCCTTTTTAGTATAAGGGTACTTTTTGTTACCTACTTTTGGCATTATCTTAATAGTCCTCTCATTGCAGCATCTCTTGTTGTTGGCATAGGCATTTGACCACCTGGTCTTTGACCCATCTGCTGCATCATTTGTGGGTTATTTGCCTGTTGTTCCAGTAAACCTGCTTGTTTCTTAGCCATTTCTGGAAGCATCTTAGCCTTCATCACCAATTGAAGCTGTTGAGCCTCTTCTGGTGTAAGGTTAATGATCTTGTCTGCTAGTTTTTCTATTGATCTTTTAGCCATTATTTTTTCTTTTTCTTTTTTTTCTCTTTGTTTTTAGCGTATTGGTAAATGCCATAACCAGCTCCAGTAATAGCTGTATCTGTTACTAAATCTTTTGTTGAATAATTAGGAGCAAATTTTGATTTAGGGAATAAAGGTTTATTCCATCCTTTTTTTTTAATTCTAATATCAAATGGATCTTTTGTTATTTTTTTTGCTTTTTTTGCAATAAATGTTTTAACTCCTGATGCTGCTCTAGCCATTTGACCAAATGTTAATCTTGCTACCATAATTTCTCCTATCCGTGAAACATCTTTTTGTAATCTTTTAACTTAGCTGTCTTAAGAAACCCTGGGTCTTTAAGATCTTTTCGGAACGCAGTTCGCTTTTTAGCGACTGTCGCTCTTGTCTTCTTAAACCATCCTGGTACGCTATGTAAACTTTTTATTGCTTTCATCGTCCTTGTCCTCGGTATTTCTTATAGTTTGCTTTTTCCCGTTTGTTAAGTCGCTTTTTATGGCGACCTAGTTTGGGCTTGGTATATTTGACGTAGTTATTAACTCCGAATGTCGGGAGTTTTTTAGCCATTATGCATCGTCAATCATATCCCAAGCTATAGCACCTGTTACAGCTGCTGAAGATTTAGGATATTTCTTAATAGTTCTTTTTGCATATTTAGTACCTTTGTGCGTCTTTTGGGATACACCTGTAATAAATTGGCTAGTTTTAGCGTGTCCTTTTTTCGCAGCGTAACTTGCTGCTTTTTTGGACGCTGAACCTATTTTCTTCTTACCTTTGTAAAGAGTTCTTAGGATCTTTAATCCCATAGAACCTGCCTTTAAACCTACTGGTATCATGTCGTTCTCCTTTATTGTTGTTATTACCCCTTGCTTAGGGGATTACTGTATAAAACCCCCCTATATCATCAATCGACATCAATGTCGATGTGATGAGGGTAAGTTTAAAACCCGACCAAAACAATTGTTGTCGAGCTTCGCTCGTCTCTATTGTGTCAAGGTCAAATCAAAGATTTGTCTCTTTTGTCGAAGTAATTATTTTTTCCTGTGTTGCTGCGGCAACAAAAAATAATTGTGTTGTTTTAAATTGGCGTTCGTTAGTCATTATACATTGTGCTAAATACATTGATATATTGATTACCGAATGCCTCTATAACCGTTGCTAATCCTTGCTAACTTGATTGCTAGTGATTAGACAACTAACATAAATAAGCCTATATCACATGATATTAGGCAGAAAGGATAAGATGATAAATAGTATGATAAAGTCAGTAGAAGATTGTTATGATGAAGTAACTGATAAAGTCAAAGAGATGGTTAAGACTGATAAGGTTACTATAGAGCATAAGCATACACATACTATAGATTTGTTTAATACTTATAAGTTATTAGGCAAAAATATGGATAATATGTCTGATGCTGACTGGAAAAAAACAAGTAAGGTTATGTATAAGACCTTTACTTCAATTAATAAGATAGTTGATAAGGCTATCAAGGATATCAAATGAGGATATTCTGTAAACTAACACAAATGGTGATATATCTATGTGTGTTCTTTTTAGGGTTGATGATGGTTATCTTCTACCCTGAAGAACACGGAAAATTAGGTGTTATATTATCATTCGGTGGTATATTATTGTTTGGTTTGTCAATAGCCAAACAAGATATAGATAGTGCTGGTCGTTAATAATTATCGACTAGCGAATAATCATTAACTAAAATAGGAGGAAATATGGCTAAACAAGAGAAATTGTTTGTACCATACTCAGAATCTAAATCTATAGAGGAAAGGATAGCTTATGTAAAAGCTAATCCAGGCAAGTATATGCCACTACCTCTAAAGAATAAATTAGATGAGTTGGATAAGAAAATGGATCTTATATTAACTAAATTAGTGAAATAATATGATATCTTGGCTATCGCCTGTTGTCCTTTGGACAGGCGATATGCCTGTTTAATTATATATCTTCTCGTTGACTGAAGAATCATTGGTTAACGTGATAAGGTAGCAAAGTTTTAGGTGTAGGGCCGACTGGCTGAGAGCCTAAAATGGTAGCGTACTCTGTAGTAATTCTTATATCAATGGATATAGGAGTTAACCTAAAGTGGGTAAGACCACCTATGGAGTTGATTGGCAGTTCTAGTTATTGCAATGGCTAGACATCCTGTGTTCGCACAGGCCTAACAAACCCAATCACGAGTAGATA